ACTGGCGTTTTTTATTTAAGGAAATTTGAGTATGGTGCCCGTTTTTAGTCTTTCCTTTTTATTTCCCCTCTATCAAATTCTCTTACAACAAATTCTCCATTTACGTTCTTCATTGTTGTACCTCTTTTTTTCTTCTTAGGAGCCTTCCCTTTTTGGCTATCCATCATACCTAAGTCCCATTCACTATAACCTAAAGCCAAAGCAAATGCTTGCCAAGTTTTAGTTTCCTCTTCAGTCATAGTTTTAAGGTTGTTAAGCTTTTTAAATAACCTATCTAAAGGTATGTTTCCACCTGCAGATATAATTTGAGATATCGCTAAGTAAGCAGGATTATCTAAACTGTAACCTTCCATTTGCTCTCTTGTATTCTTATATGTAAAAGCTCTTGCTGCAGACATTCCTTTACGTATTTTAGAGTTTAAAGGAGGAGATAAAGATAAAGTTTTTAAGGCAGCTTTTTCGTAATTAGGTCTATCAGCTTCTGACTGTTCTACAATTTCAACGAGAATGTTTTTAGCTGTGGATACAATTGCTCCAGTTAAACCTATACCTCTTAAAATACTGTCTGCTAAAGAATTGATAATACTACCTTCTTTTTTCTCTCTAAGCTCTTTTGCTTCATCGTCTTCATCATCATTAAACAACATAAACATTAATCCGTTTTGCAAAGAAGCAAATATAATATTTTGCACCGCTGCATAGTACGCTAACTTAGCTACGTTTGCTTTAGTGTCACCTCTTCCGTTTATTAAGTCAAGAATAGCTTTTTTACTTAGACGAGCCATTTGCATAGGCGTGTTAGCAAAAGCCAATATAAGACGCCCCAATGGGCTTGCTTGTTGGTTTGAAACCCTATCAGGTCTAGAAGACTGTTGCGTTTCTTCTGCAATTTCTTGAAAGTCCAAGAACGCTTGCTTTTTCGCTGCAGCTTCTGCCATGCCTAGGGACATGTACTTTTTTACATTGTTTCTATAGTAAGAAGCGCCTCCTGCTGCAATAGCAAAACTATCAGACATTGTTGTTGGTAAAAACCCTATTTTAACCATTTGCTGATAAGCAGCTCTCATTTTATTAGTAGCGCCGTCTGTTGCTTGTATAATTATGTTTGCGTTAACATCAGTTTTTAGACCTGTTCTTCTTTGCTTTAAAAAGTCAGAGTTAAATATCATAGAAAAATCAGCCCAGTATTGTTTTTGATTAGCAAAAGCTTTTGCAGCTGCTACGGGATTGTTTTCTTCAAAGTTCAAAAAGTTAATAATAGATAACTGCTGCAGTAATGCGGATCTAGTATTAAAAAACATAATAGTAGCTACAGAATCGTTAACCCAGTTAAGTAATCTATTAGCATATTTATTCTCACCAGTAGGTCTTGATCTTCCAAATTCCATACGGTAAAGCATGTCAGATAACTGTTCTCTATAGTTTGAACCAAATTCAGCTTCCAGCTTGTTCATATTTTCATTAGAAAATACTACATCTTTATTCTCTTTCCACTTTGTCAAAAACTCCGCTCTACTAGATGTGTTAACCATGTTAACTACGTCTGTTGTTATATTACCTCCTAGCCAGTTTTTTCCCGGTTCAGGGTATCCATTAATAGACCCTAACAACTGAGTAGCAAAAGTAGATAGTTCTGAATTATTGTCTACATAGCTTACTAGCTCTGAAATATCTTGCTTACTTAATCCAGGTATTTCTGTACCTATTTTATTCCAAATCCAAACCCTAACAGCATCTTCGTTTTTAAATCCGCTTTTACCTTTTTTACTTAAATCAGCTGGGCTCTTTTTAATTTTTCTTCTTAAGTCTTTAAGCTTATTAGCTGTTACTTGCTGATATCTTTCAAAGTTATTAATACCATCCGCATAAGGATCTAGTAAATTTTGTTTTAGCCAGGCTTTTTGCTGCTCTCCTTTTTTACTTTTTCCTATCAATGTATACATCAAACCTACGAAGTCTTCCGCTCCTGGAGGTATAAGCCACTTAAACTTACCTTTTTTAGCTCCTAATACTTGAGCTCTAGCATCTGAAAATGTTTTAGCCGCTTTTACGCCTGTTTTTGTTTCTATAATCTCATTAAACTCTTGACTTAAATCAATAGAAGGCTGAATTGTAGAAGATTCTAAAGCTGTTGCAAACTTTTTTAATCCTTTTTCAGTATTAATATCTATATCGGATTTTTTAAATTTACGCACGTTAACCATTTTAGATACAGCTTGAAGTGTTATATATCTACGTTTCCCCGATTTTGTTGTTGTTGATGTAAATTTCATGTTCAAATCTATTTTAAAATCTGCATCAAGAGCTCTAATACCTGGGATTTCATGTATGTTTTTACCAATATAATACAATCCTTTTCCTCCAATGTATATATAATAAACACCTTTAGCGTTATAATGGTTTATCACTTTTTGAAGACCATCATCACCGGCTTTAGTTACTTCTTGAAACTTTTTGAAAGCGGCAGATTTTTTAACCTTTGCTTCAGTGGCTAGCGAAATAGAGCCGCCTAAAGGGAAACCTGTGAAATTTTGATTTTCTTCTTTGTTTATTAAGGCAATTATTTCATTTAAAGCTTCTTTTCCTTCTTCAGCTAAGTTTACTATATTTTGTCCTCCAACTATAGAATCTGTTTTGATAAACTTATTCCCTTTTCTAAGTACTATTTTACCGTCAAGTAAACCTAAAGTTAAAGAACCATATCTAGTAAACGCATCTAGTTTTATTTCTAGCAAAACTTTAAATTCATTTTTCTTGCCGCCGTGTACGAGCAATTGAATATCCGGTAAAGCTTTATCATAAGCTGCTGTACTTTCTCCTATAGCCTCTATGTCTATACCAAATTTCTTTGCGAAGTCGTTAATATTTTTAAAAACAATTTCTTCAAAAACAATACCTCCAAAAGTTGTACCTTTTATTATTCCTTTTTCTATTAAATAATTTACAAAATCTTTTACTTTAGGGGACAAATTGTTAAACTCAGCGCTATTTACGAAGTCTTCGTCTCTATTTACTTTTTTAGTCGTATTAAGAATAGTTTTTTCTTCTGATTTATCAAAGCTAAATTGTATTTGATCAAAGCTTTTATCTTCGTTTTTATATCTGTCAAGCTGAGACTCAATTTCATTTAACTGAGCTTCAACTATTACTTCACTAATAACATCTATAGAATCACTAGGTGCTAACTCTCTAATAGCTTTTATGTCTGTTAAGTTATCAACAGTAGCATAACTAGCAATAGTTTCTTTAATAACTGGCGTGATAATTTCTCTAGCTAATTGTTTTTGTCTTTCTAGTATAGTGGTTTTTTTGCCATCTAAAAAGTATTGCAAAAATGTTTTCTTATCAATCGGTTCTATTTTGAAAATAGGATTACCTTCTGCTGTTATTTCTCTACCAATTTGCTCTATATTAAATAGCTTACTGTAGCTTTTCTTTATAGTTTGGACAGGCAGAGCTTTCATTATGATATCAAAATTCTTTTTATCATTCAAAAAGTCTATGTAAGCACCTGGTATTTTTGTTTGACCATTTTTTTCACCAATAGCTCCCCATCTTTTCAAAACAGTTTTAAACAATTTCTTATTTAAAAACTCTTCTATCCAGGGTACTAAAGCAGTTTTTCTTCCGCGCTTTACACTTGTTTTTTCAGATAAAGTTCCTTTCCTTGCTCTTAACTTAACCTCTCTTTCTAATTCTTTAGAAATATCTTCGACTAAAGCATCGTCAACTAGGTCAAGCTGGTCAAATGTAGCTTGCCCTCTTTCAACGCTTTCGCCTTCTATTTGAGGTGTTTTAGTTTCTTCTACAGCTACTCCTTTAGCTGTGTCTATGTCTGTCGTAAATTCTTTGTTGACGTCTTTAAACATCAAAGACTGCCTAGTCTGTATACCGTACTTTTTAACGTACCCAGCCAAGTCTTTGTTTTTTCTAGGATCAAATGTTCTAAGCGCTTTAGGTATTTCAGCTCTCAATACAGCCAAAGCATCTTCTTTGTTAAATGCTTCGTCAGTTGTCTGTCTAAACTTTTGTTCAACTATTGTATTTATATAGCCTTCAAATAAAGGAACTAGCTTGCTTTCCAAGTTGCCAGGTAAAGGATTTTTTGCGTTGTAGTTCGTTCTTCCTTGTCCTTCCGTTCCTTTTTCGTAAATTTCCATAATCTGTTTAGATTTTGGATCGTTAGGTCCTAGTTCTGTTGTCCTAACAGGCTTAGCTTCTCTTTTTACTTTAGGCTTAGGTTTAAGCTTAGGTTCAGTTTTAGCGGTTACTATAACTTCCGGCGCATCTAAAATAGCATCTACTTGAGCGTCATATTGCTCTTGGCTTATTTCTTCGTTTATTAAAGACTGGTCTAAAGCTTCTAATTTTTCGTTAGCTGCTTCGCTTAAAGAAAATTCTTTTGCGACTTTGGTTTCAGCTTTAGCTTTTGATAAGTCTCCAACAGAGTCTATAATAGCTCCGGAAAGTTTACCTTCTTTAATTGACTTACTGTATTCGCGCATGAAGTTGTATACGTCTTTACCTGTTTCGAATTTTATTTTTTTAAAGCCTAAAGCTCTAAATACAGGTAATAAAGCATCGCCAATTTTAGTAAATAAGTTTTCGTTATACTTAACTTCATTTTTTGCAATAGCGTCCGAAAAAGAAGTAAGGTATTCAGTGTTATATACTTCGGTGCCTCGAGCAGTATATCCTCTATCACCCATGATAGTTTCCATTTTTTCAAGAGTAGCACTATCTAGTTTCTTTTTAAAATCAGAAACAATTTTACCCTGCTGTTCTGGGTCACCAATCATTGCGTTTAGGATAGGGTGTAGTACTTCGTGTGCTCCTACATTAATTTGGTTAGTTTTAGCAGCAACTTCTTTGTTTATATAAAGAGTTCCCCCTAAAGCAAATCCGCCTATTCTATTAAATTTAGCCTTATCTTCTGGCTCAAGTTTTACTTTATCTGCTTTTAGCTGTTCTTCAAGCCCTTTTGAACTGTCAAAAGATTTGGTTTTTAATCCAAGCTTAGCTCCCTCTTCTTTAGCAAATCTTTCTGTAGCTGCAATATTTTTTTGTTCAATTGCTACATTAATTTTTCTTTTAGTTTCCTCTATTGCGGCTGTTTTTTCTTTAGCTACATTAGACTTTCTGCCAGGCTTTCTATACTTAGCGGTTATATTGTCAATGCCTTCGTTAAGTTCTTTTACTCTAGTTTGAGCGCTTCTTGTATCATTACCTTTTAAAGCTTTTCTTTCTTTTTCTAATTCAAATAACTCTGCTCTATCGGCTTCTTCTGTTACCTTAGAATCAATATTTGCTTCAAGGACAGCGTCTTCTCTTTTTTGGTTTATTTCTTTTGAAAGCTTTTCGTCTTTTTCTACTTTAATATCCATACCTGCTAAATCTTCAGCGGTAGCAGTTTCAAGAACTTCTTTTACTTTGTTTTGGCTTACGTTTTCTCCATTTATGCTATACTTGCTAACCTTCATTAAACCAGGTGCTTGTGTAATTGCAGCTACAGGTGCTCCACCGATTCCAGCAATACCTTCAACGATTATTTCTTTAGCGTCCATTTCTTTACCTTCGATAGCTAAACCAGCTGCTTCACCTGCTGCTCCACCAATCATTTCTCCTACTCCTAGCGTGGTTTTCCCTGCTACATTAGCAGCAACCTTTCTAGCTGTGGACGTTGCTCCTTTTCTAACAACTCCAGACACTGCTCCCGCAGCCCCTCCAGATAAAGCAGTAGCAATACCTTCAATAGCACCAATAGTCATACCTCTAGCAAGGGAAGTGTTTCTTATTTCAGAAAACTTTTCTTCATCTGACAAAAGTGTTTTAACATTTTCAGCATTGAAAGCCATATCTTCATCCGCAAGCTTTTCTTGTATTCTACTAGCAAATGTAATTAAAGATTCACTCAAGGCGTTTGCGCCACCCATATACCCAGCAATACCAGCAGGCAAAGCTCCGGCTCCTCCGGTAGCAGCTCCTACTACACCAGCGGCAGTAGCTCCTGTAGCTAAACCAGCAGCAGCAGCTTCTTTACTAAAAAGCCCAGCTAAAGACTGAACCATTACTCCTGTAAAACCAGCAATCCCTTCGTCTTTAATAGCTAAAAGAGTTGACATAGCGGCGTTTTCACCTTTGCTTTTGTATTTGTCATAAGACTTAGACCAGTCTTCGAATTCTTTTATACCATCCGCAGATTGATACTTGTTCACGGCATTGACAAAATCTTCATATTGGAAGTCTTTACCTTGGCCCCCATTGTACATAATAGAAGCAATTTCATCATAAGCATCTTCTCTAAGACTACCAGATTTCCACCCTTGTGCTATAGCCCCGAAAAAACCAGAGCCATCTTCTTCTTCTTCAGTTTCAACACCTTCAATTTCATTTTCTTCTAATACCAAAGAAGTATCTTCCAAACTGGACTCCCCACTCTCTATTTCCTTCCCCGCATTTACAGAACTTTCTACGGTGTCCAGGTCGTTTCCCGGTTCGTCTTCTTCTATTGTTAAACCTTTTTCTAAAGCTTTGTTTATGTAATCTTCAAATGAAACTCCATTTTCATCTGCTGCTGATTGAATTTCGTCGTTATCGTATTCAACTCCGTTAAAAAAATACTTTGGCATAATTTAATTTTTATATTTTAGGTAAAGATTGTTTAGGCTCTACTTGCTGCATGTCACCTGTAAATTGTCCTGCTACTTGCGCCATAACTACAGAAGGAGAGTCATTGGCTTCGATTCTAATACTCCATCCTTTTCCGTACTTAGGATTTGTTATTGTATAAGAATTTAAAATTCTTTTTCCGTCTACTTCAATATCTGCTGGTTTTACCGTAAAACCATAAGACTTGAAAACTTGCTTAGCATTTTTCATGTTTATTTTACCTGAACCCATAGCTTTATTAAGCCTTTTGTTCATGTCATCACCGTTTTCACTCCACCACGAGTTTAGCTTTGCTTGAGCTTTTTCAGTAGGGGTTTTAGTAGGTGCTGCTTTTATAGTGTCTGATATTAATTTACTTTGAGGTATAACGTTTTTTATAGTATCTTCTACAAGCCATTTTTTTACAGCCATTACTTGCTCTGGGTTATTGTTATCAAAAATAGTGTTTTGACCCATTCTATCTACCCATGTTTGGTTCGCTATATTGTAACTAGTTCTTTTTCCAACCCAGTCAAAACTTCCGTTGTTCATCAATTCTTGCGTAGCTTTTTCTACATTTATTTTTTCTTCAGCTACAACCCTTGAACTTCCGTCTTTTAATGGCACTTTAGTACTAATAGTTTCTTTCCATACAGCTATGTTTGGGTCTAATATGGTTTTGCTAGCCGTTTCTTGAAAATCTTTTACGGGTTCTATAGTTTTTAAAAGCTCTTCACCCGAATCTATAGTGGCTGTAGCGTTGTTTAAGTCTAATTTATAGTCTGATCCTTCTAAAGATAAAAAAGTAGAGTTTTCTTCTTTAGAAATTCTTAACTTAGGGTCTCCATTGTTATATGCGCGAATAAGATTTTGTAAAGGTGCTCCTGTAGACTTGCTTATGTATCCAACTTCGCCGGGGTTTTTAGACATAGAGTCTTTAAGTTTTTTTGATAAAAATTCTACGGTTACCATGTTTTTGCCGTATTTTTCTACATTTCCTTTTATTTCGGTTTGCCTTAGCAGGTTAATATCTCTTTCTGCTCCGGATAAAGTAGGCAAAGCTTTTGTTAAAGACCTTAGCTCTTCAGACTCTGTTCTCATCATCTCTGCGAAAGAAGATTTTAAAGCAGGGTTAGTAGAGCCAGGAAGTTTACCTATGTTATTACCTAAAGCAATAACCATTTCGTCTTCTCTTTTTTGTATTTTTTCTTGCTCTATCCTGTCTTCTTCGATTTCGGCTTTCATATTATCAAAGCCTTTATCGAGTCCTTCTGCGAAAGGGTTAGCTGTGGAATCTAAAAATTGTTTTGGATTTCTATATGACATACTATGTACTTTTTATTTTATTTATTATTGTTTGTACCAGTCTTTACCACCGCTCTTAATAGCGCCAGCAATTGGACCAACAGCATCAATTGCACCAGTAACTAATCCTGAAACTGCCGCGTCCTTAGCATTTTGGGCGGCTTGTAAGTTTGCGCCCGCTCCATCTACTTTTGCTTGCGCTCTATCTAATGCTACTAATTCTCTGGATTCCTGTTCTTGGAAAACGTAGTCTTTGCCCATTGCTTCAGCTTGCTGCATTCTTTTTGCTTCGGCCATATCAATGCCTTGCAACCTTAGTTGCTCTTCCACTTTAAGATCGTTAACTCGTTGATCGCCTTGAGCTTTTAGTTTTTGGTTTTGTGCTTCTTGCGATTCAAGAGATGCAGATATACCTTTTTTACTTCTCAAAGCGGCTTGCGCCAACGCAGTAGCACCTCCGGCACTCGCACCAGTGGCTCTTAGAGTGTCTAAAGTGTTTGCTAAAGCAAGATCAGCCTCTTCGGCTTGAAACTCCGCTGCTTGTGTAGCTACACCTAATTGGGCATAAGCGTTTTTAGCCATTCCTGACACGTCCTCTGCTAATCCAGAAACGTTTTCATAACCTTCGTAAGGGTTTATAATTTTTTGCCTATTAGCTTCTAGCTCGGCGAGCTGTGATTCTGCTGTGCTAAGCCTACCTTTAGCTTTTTGCCTTTTTTGGTTTGCTCCGATAGCTCCAATGCCTTTTGCTACCAAGCCTCCAATAGCTGCTGTTACTAATCCCATTTGTTATAGTTTTTTAGTTATTTCGTGAGAAGGGCTCGGATCTACCTTATAGCCCATTCTTTTATGCGTATTTGTTAATTGCTTATTTCTACCTATCGTAAATATGTATTTGCTTCCTTGATCTTTACAAACTTTTTCAGCTGTGCTTATTAAAAGCTCAATAGCTTCTTGCCTATTACTTTTTCTGTATTCAGGGTTAGATACTATCCACTCTAATAAAACAGCTTTAGAATTTGTAAAATATATAAAACCAGCAACAACCGGAATATCATTGCTATACACAATTATACCTCCAGTTCCGTTATCTGGTAAAAAATCTTTAGGAGGATGTTGCCATCCTTTCCAATTAGACCACCAAGAAACTAATGTATCCCAATCAGTTTCTTGTAGCTTTCTAGTACTTAATTCCATTTAATTTAATTTAATACGCGGACTCTACATAATTAGAGGATACCGCAAATAATTCTTTTGTGCTACCTAAGTTAGTTGTATCATCTGTTTTCATTTCAACCGTAGCAAAATAACCTTTTATACCAGTCATAGCGCTCCCGAATACAACTTCATTTGCTTGAGCAATAGTGTTATTCTTTATAATCGCGTGGTATTTATTTTCTTTCCGAGTAAAACCAGCATTGTATAAAGGCTGAACAACGGCAGCAGCTCCAGTGTTAGGTGTAGGCGTTGCTGAGTCATAAGTACCCTCTAATCTACTATGAATAGAAGAGCCTATGTCGCTAAAGCTATTTATAGAAGTTACTTTCCATCCATCACTACCTTCGTAATTTATTGTTTGAAAGTTTTTGGACACAGACGCTTTAGGATTAAACACAAACTTAACGCTAGAGTCAAAAGCTACGTTGTAAAATGTATTTTTACCCGTAGATGTGGGGTCGTTAAAGTTATGCACGTACAAGCTGTTGCTATTTGTAGTATAAAACATGTTCTTTAAGTTAAAAGCAAAACTTGGCTTGTAAGAATAAAGACTAGTCCATCCGTTAACAGAATCGTCAAAAGACAACGTTTTATAAGCTATGCTATTATTAGCAGATTGTAAAGATACAACATAGTTTTTGTTATGAACATCAAATCCTCCGATAGCTTTACCTTTAGCGGTTGTGCTATCTAAGTTAATAAGGTTATCCCTAAAAAAGTCTTTCATTCCATATGCAGAAATTTCTGTAATACCGTCTCTAGAAAGTCTTAAGACTGCGTTTCTGTTTTTGTCTGTAAAATACTTTCTATAACCGTATACAGCAAAACTTTCAGGGTTTGTACTTATGCCGTAGTTCCCAGCATAAGAAACCACTTGTCCTATAACCATTGCACCTGAAGTTGTTATAGCCGTTCCTTCAGCTGAGTAAATAGCATCTTTGTCTATCAATGCTTTACTAACTTTGTTTTCTTGGAATATTATAAGGTTTGTATCTTCTGCGTATAGTTTTTGAATAGTACCGTTAGAAGGGTCTAAGCTTCGTGTTATATCTTCGCCTACTGGAAACTGATTCGTATTGTTTATATCTGTTCTACTATTATATATTCCTGAATAAATTAACCCATTGCCCAATAAAGAACCTCGGTTTGTTTCTTCAACTATATAAGCTTTTGCTCCAAAGTCTACACTTACATTGTTATACCCTCCTCTGATTCTAGACTCTTCAACGTACCAGTTTCTATCAGGGTTAGCTTGGGCATTTGTCGCGTATTTCCACACAGGTCTAGCTTCGTTAACCGTCCCCGGTTCATCTACTACTTTGCTTAGTATAAAAGAATTAAAATATTTTACTTCTACTATTGCTGCCATATATTATTTTTAATTTTAGTATCCAGATCTATCTGCATCCGTACCTGCTATTCTAAATAGTTGAATATACTGCTCTTGATATTCAATGGTTAAAAGATCATCTTCCACAGCAAGAAAACGAGCTCTTGATTGACCTGTTGGGTCACTAAGACTATTAAAAATTTTATTGTCTATGCTAAGAGAGTCAGTAGAATTAACCCCACCGGTTCCACTTCTGGATGAAAAACTCATAAGCCTAGTTGAAGCTGAAATTATAGTGTTTAATTGACTGTGATTTTTAAAGGTATTATCAGAGTTTTCAGTTAATTCAAAATATTGGCCAACTCCAGACGTAGAACTGTATTTTGCTCTAATGGGTCCGTTGTAAGTAACATCAACATTGTTAGAGCCTATAGTAATTGTCCAAGTATCCCCTTCAGTATATCCAACGCCTGGAGATATTACTTCCATTTTTGTTATAACATTTGAAGCAACTGTAATTTTTAAATGCAACAAAGTGCCTTTATTAGCTGGATCATAAAAATCATATTCACCATCACTAGATCCTGGTACACTGATAGTGCTTAATTGGTATATATTGCTTCCAACGCTAGGGCTAGACTCACTTTGTTTTTGAAAAAAGTCAGGGTTATAATATAAGTCTTTTACAGTAGCAGAAGCAGCGTCGGGTCCTCCTTTTATTATACCAGCATAAATCATAACAGGTGCATAGGTAGAAGCTGTCATATAGTCTTTAACTATAGATCTAACATTAGAAGCGGTTATAGCTTGAGAGGTATTGTCGGCCATTTGACTGTCAATAGCGTCGTCTATTTGTTTTTTAGTAAATGTTTTTTGTGTTGCCATTTTTATTTGTTAAAGATTAAATGCGTTTGTAAATTGCGCGGAATCAAATTCTCCTCGTGTAAAGTCTATTGCTATAGCCTCAGTGTCTGTAAGTCCTCCAGCGTCTGTTAAGACTAGGTTCAAATTAAACACAGAGTTTGGTGGAAATGAATTGTTGTAACTGTAAGTCAATTGCCAAGTATCGCTCTGATAGTAGCTTACGTTGAAAGTAACCGCTCCGTAACCACTACCACTCGAAGGGTCTATTGTTATTGAGTTCAAACCGTTGTCAAAAGTCCAAGAAAGATCTCTTGTAGTGCCGCTAAACGCTCCGTTTACTCCTGTAAAAGTTACAATAGGATTAAGCATACCTAAATAAGTAGTAGGAACAGTTATAGGCGCTATAGTAGGAGCTACGTTGCTTAATTGCCCTTGTAAAGTCAATGTTTTTGTTACCGGTACGGCTGGCGTTGAATTAGTTACGCTAAAGTTAAAAGTATATTTTTCTTTTGTAATAGCGTTAAACCCATAATAAAAAGTATTAACGGTTGTTTCTACATTGTACCCGGCTACGCCGTCTCCTGTCAGTGTAAATTCAGAAGTACGATTTGCACCCGTGCGGTCTATAACGCTGATCAAAGTCATTGTAGAAGTAAAATTTTGACCTGATGCGTTAATAGGTTTAAAGCTTGTAGATGAAATATTTGTACCTGTATTAGCCGCTTCGGTTAATGTAAAATCAAAGTTTTCGAAGTACTTAGGATCGTCAGGGCCGCTTGCTCTAATAGCTTGGTTTAGCTCGCTAATAAGACCAGTGGTAGACGTTTCCCAGTAAATGTTAAGTAACGAAGAAACAGGTTCGGTCTCTAAAACACCTAGAGTTATACTAGTGTTTGTGCCATAGGGCTTTCCTATTACATAAGGTGTTAAAAATTTTGCAATTAAAGGATTTGATTCAGCTTGATAAACAGCAGGGTTTGCGGTTTGATCACTACCAACTAAATCGTTTAAAGTAGAAATTGTAGATACAAAAGAGCCTTCATTTGTAACATTAAACATTTCGTTATAAATGTTAGTAGAAGGAGGCGGAGTATCTACTCTAGGATAAAGAATAGCGTCGCTGCTAAATTGTTTTTGATCTGGCCCTACTTCCTCTAAAGATCTAGGTACTTTATTTATATTATCAGAAATAAGTGATATAAAAGCAATATTTTGTTCTTGAATGTTTGCTCCGCCGCTTCCTTCAATATTACCTGAAACTATATCTGGAACATAAACATTGTAGTATTCCTGCTCTGTTTGCTTAACAACAATTTTATAAGAATACCAACCTAAAGGGTTGCTTTCTGATAAAGAAGTTACTATTAAACTCCCTTGTGATCCACCTGCGCCAACTAAACCGATTACGTCTCCAACATTATATCCAGAACCAGGTGTTGAAACAATCGCTCCGTTTATAAAGCCATTAACAACCGTTATAGTAGCCTTAAGACCTGTGCCGCTGCCTCCACTTGTTACGATAGTATCGTAGGTGCCTGCAACATAACCGCTACCTCCACCGCTAACAGCTAAATTTTCTACATTTCCGCCGTTAGGCTCAACATATAAACCAGGCTCTCCTGTTTCTAAAGGATTTCCTAGCTCTGTATAAGGGTTTCTATTACTGGTTATTTCTGACGAAAACAAAACTTTTAATGAATCCCCATTAAAACTTTTTGGATCTAGCTTTTTGTAGGGAGAATATATAGTAGAACTTCCATAATCGTCTCCGCCTTGAGGTGTTAATGTTAATGTGTTTTCTGCTAAAATCACTCCAGATTGTCTTCCATATCTATCAGATAAAACAACACCTACCTGATAGTTTCTGTTTTCCTTAACTGTTTGTTCTGGATATTCTTCTAAAGCTCTGCTCGTATCGGTAGAACTAACAGGTAGTTTTTCTGAAACATTAACAGAGTAATCTAATCTAGCAGGAGCGGTATGCTTGTTAACATAATTACTGTAAACTATTCTATTACCTATAACTTCTTGCCCAAGTGCTTTTACCGGTACCTTATCGTATACCCTAGTTGATTGGCTAACTGGTAAAACCTTAGCGGGCTTTGTTGATTGGTAATCGTAGTCGTGGTATAAATTTGCCCCTGTTAAGTCGTTTAATCTTACTTCGTCTACTACTTTTATTGCGTTTGAATCTGATTCTTTGTAAAGAATTTCTATTTTAGAAACTTTAAGTTTATCGTTTAACTCATTTGCTTGGTACTCTAGCGGAATTATTAGTTTAATATTATTAACTTTATTTTCCATAAACTTGACGACTGTACTTTTATAAGCGTCGTCTTCGTCGCTTTCGGTTAGCGCCACTGGAGTTCCTCCGTATTTGTCTATAAAACTACCATCTTGCTTAGGTATAAATGCTATTTGCGTAAACGGAGCCATTATAGAGTATTCCCCGTCATTAAACTGAAATCTATAACTAAACCTTACAAATCTGTCATGTATAAAGTCTGCGTCTCCTGGATAGTCAGCATTGTAATCTGGGTTATCTGTTGTCCCGTCAGGCAATTTGGCACTTGAAACATCTTTCATTGTTGTTTTATACACGCCTGATCCAGGAGAAGTTTCTTCAAACATCTCTATGGCTTTAAAAGGCGCATACTTTGCTACAGAAACGTGGTCTTCTGTAGAGTAATAAGTGTTGTCGTTAAAAGCTGTTTGAACATTTATTTTTCTAGGTTGGTTTCTATTGTCTGTCCAAAAAAGCAAATCTTCGATCATGTTTATGCCATAAATTGGATGCGTTTTAGATAAGTTTAAAAACGATCCTTGAAGCAAAACGGTTAATGTTTCCGTGAGTGTGTTGTACACGTGTACTTTACAGTTAGCTGTTTGTGGAGCAAATTCGCTAAAGTTGTCATGATCTGTTGTAAATAAGTATATAGAATTATTAACCTCGCTTACAAAGTACCCTATAATAGTATCGTTAGGGTTTGCGCTAGCTAAAAGATTATTACCTAAAATATTTTCAATAGCCCCTACGTCATTTTGCTCGGAGTTAGAAACAGATATGTTTAAGCCTTCTCTATACTCGTTGCTAGGTATAAGTCTATCGTCTAAGTCCTGGTTCATTTTAGAACCAAGAAAGCTATTTTTAACTTCTGCCATTCAATTAGTGTTTTATTTGTTTAGATTTACCTCTCATAACTTGGGTAATCTCTGAAAGTTTTATATTAGAAAGTCTAATTTTAGCATTTCTTAATTTAGCACTTTTATCTTGTTTTAATCTTCTTACTACATATTCAGGTTGATTTGCTCTTCCGGCAAGAATAGAGTAGCTTATATGAGCGTACATAGCTTCTTCCGCCATTTTTGGAAGTTTCGTGTCCATGTCATAAGCTAGTCCATCTGAAACATACTCAAAGATAATAATTTTGTCTACCAGGTTAGCTGAAAAAGATATTTTGCCTTCTCTTTCGTTTATAGTAAACCATCCGTTATTATTGGCTTGTTGAGGTTCTAGCCCGTATCTTTGACCATAAGCTCTTGAATTTTCATTATCGTAACCAGGATAACCAGAAAAAGTATTACTTTCTAAAGAGTCTAAATTTTTTAAATCATTATTAGCCCATCTACTTTCTGTAATAGAATTTGTTGTTATGTTATTGTTATATTGGTCTTGCTCTACTAGTCCATTTGCTCCTTGTTGCAAGGATTCGTAAGGATTACTAGTAAGGGTAGTAGGATATATAACATGCTTGACGCCGTCTAGTCCAATCCATGACATTTTTACATACTTTACGTAGTCTTGCGGTATTACAATACTTAGGCTGTTTGGAATAGACAGCTCTTGAGACTTAATACTTTTTAAAGTGTCATAACTAAACTCTTGTAACCCTCGCTTAGCGTGAAATATAACGTCTGTTCTTTTAACACTAGGTATTAGCTTACCGGTGCCTACGTATCCAACAATAAAGTTGTTAATAATATCGTTAAGAGAAACATAAGCGTAAGAGCCGTAATTGTTTTCTACCGTGTTACCTATAGCTCCGTTTATAGTAGGACTAGCTCCGTATTCTCCTCCGTCTGCTCTTTTTAACTGCACAGCTATTACCTCTGTGTTTGTTGGAGCAACGCTAAATGTAATTTTATTTCCAACAACAGCGTAACCGCTAACTTGTTCTACATACGTATTTTTCGCGCTTCCGTTAGTTCCTTTATATATTTTAAAATTATTTAAAGAATAGTTTGCGCCTAAATCATAAAATAATAAATCTGTATCAAAACTAGTAGTAAAAGACAAAGTTGCCCCGTCTCCTTCAAAGTCTTGATAGCCTCTATAGTATTGCGTGTTATTTTCGCTAATCAATCCCGGATCCTGATTGTAATTATTTGCGTTTCCGCTTGGAGGTGTTATGGCCATTTATATTAGCTTTTTTCGTTAATGTTAGTTTGTTGCACTTGGCTAGTAGCTGCTTGTACTATATTAGGGTCTCTAATAATAATACCTGCATAAGCTAGTATTCTTAAAACCAACTCTACTTGCTCAGAGCTGTGAAGCCCAAAGTCTACAGAAGGATTGGTTGGTAAGTTTACTGCGTTAAATATAAATTGACCAACTGACCCAACTGAATAATTCCATTCGGGGCTAGCTGGTTTTGAAATGTAATCAAAAAGTATATTTTGAATAGCATTGTTAGACTCTCCTGAAAAAGGATCTAATTGTATACTATTATTTTCTAGTAAATACACAGGGTAAGATAAGGTTGGTTTAGTAATAGGTGATTTTTTCAAGTTGTAGTATTCGTTTCTCGAAACTCTCTGCACCTCTATTTCATTCATAGTAACGGTACCTAACACGTGAAGATTAGTAGGAAACGCTGCTATTCCGTTTGATGTCGGCGTAACGGATTCGCCGTAGTTTTTAAATAATGATATTTTTTGGTCTAAATAAGCTACTCTGTCCGCATAATCCATATCGTTTTGCGGGACTCTAGTCAATTGATTAAGGTCTTCAAAGTATTTTTCAAATATTTCAAGCTGAACTTGAGTACCTACTTTATTAAACTCTTCAGGCGTCATGTAACCACGCTGCTCTTTGTTAAGTATTAATAAAACTGTTTTATATACAGTATCTACGCTTATTGCCATTTATTTTGTTTTAGTGTAATATAAAGGGGACAAATTAATTATCCCCTTATATTTTATATTACGTGTTATTTAAGTTTTTTCTCTATAGACCTAAACACTTCCACTCCTTCGTCTGTCTTAAAAAACGCAGCCATGGCCGAGTAAGGATTTTCGTCAAAAGGAACCGTCATAAGCTTTCTACCGTTCGAAGACCATGAAAAAGTTCTTTGGTCCGAAGACAATGAAACTATCCCTAGTTCAACTGATTTTACAGCCAAGTTTCTTAATTCTACATTTTCGTCATTAGCCAGTTCTAAGAACAAGTAAGGATTGCCTCGAGCAAATAATAGTAGGTCACGTTTAAGTTCCTTAGAACTCATTTTAGACACCTTAGATCCAGTTTCTGTACGCATAATCGCCTCTACTTGATCTATGTCCATCAAAGATGCCGCGTTTAAAGCGTCTATTTGCAATTCCAAAATATCAAGATCATCTACTGCTTCTTCTACTGAGTCAAACTCAAAGTAAACTTTATCTCTTAAAGGGTGGTAAAGAGACAAAAGCTTTTGTAGGTTTTGTTTCGCTTTAGGCACAACAAGAGACCCATTATCAAAAATAATATGTCCAACTGTGACTTCTCCTTTTTGTTCTTCAACTAGCGGAGAAGATTGGTTTGTACCGTACCTAAGTTCTTTTTGCGTACCTGTTTCTTCGTCAAAATACAATAAAGAGTATTTTCTAGTATGTCTTGATGGAATTGTATGTGTTAACGGCGAGTTGCCGTTTGATAGTATGTATGTTCTGTCTTTAATTTCCCACTTTGGTGCAGCGGGTTCTTTAACTAAAGTTTGACTTACTGCTACTGTTTTTTCTTTTTGTAATTCTACTTCTTTAGCTACGTTTTTTGTAGCTGCTTTTTTTACTGCCATAATATAATATAATTAAATAATTTAAAAAAGTAATAGTTACCCCCGTCGATAAAACGAGGGTAAAAATTACAGTAATATACTTTTTATTAAACTGCTGCTCCTTTGAACAATACAAAGTTGTTAGCGCCTTGTACACACAAACATCTTTCAGAAAGGAAGTTTACTTCCATCGCATCAAGATCAGATGTAAATGCTCCACCAACAGAACCGGTCAACCAAGTTTTCATTCTGCGATCGTCAGATTGAGAAGCTCTGTAACGAACGTGCAAGAATGGACGTCTGATGTTAGTTCCTAAAATTTGATCGTAAACAGTTGATGTTCCCGCTGGAATCAAAGCTCCTTCAATACTTTCTCCTACAGAACCTCCACGTGTTGACGCATCGTTCAAGTATTTCCAGTCAGTCTTGTAAAAGTCATAAGACCCTCTACGGAAACCTGAGAATCCAAGATTCAAAGCCATGTCTTCAGAGTTTTCAAACAATCCATATGCAGTACCTCCATTTGCTCCAGCAGAAAGAGTTGCGAGCATATCGTCGAAGTCCAAAGATACAGAGCGATTCAAAAACAACATGTTTTCTTCGATAGCTCCTTGAGTATCCAAGTTTTTAAGAATTGCATCAAAATCATCAAGTCCACCTGCGGCAGTAAATCCAGTAAGAACGTTACCTCTATCTTCAATTGCAGCAAACAAGCCTTCAGTACCTTTGTTACCGTTGGTCAATGCACCAGATCCAGCTACTGCTTTTTCTCCTTCAACTACAGACATTTCTAAGTAATCTTCAAAACGCAAACGAGTTTCTGATTCAGCTTTTAAGTACCACAAGTAACCGTCAACTCCTTCTTCGGTAGCTACGTTTACCCATCCAATCTGAGCAGTGTCAGATCCAGAAACGCTATATTTGCTTCGGATAATAATTGGAGAGTTAGAAAACTGAGTAAGAGTAGGGTCGATGCTCACCACGCCGTTCACGTTTGCAGCGCTGTGGCTTGGTGTAGTAGATCCTTTTCCGTATTCAGAACCGTATACAAAAATTTTAACCGTGTCAGTGTTAGCGGCAACGCCAGAAAGATCAGCAGCAGTATAAGGAGCTACCGTCAAGTTTCCGTTATTTGCATCTTTTACACCTGCTCCAGAAGCAGTAACTACAGCTTTAATTTCTTTACCTGAAGTTTCGTTGATAATAACAACTGTTTGGTTAACAGAAATTACGTTTTCAACATAATCTTTAGGGTTAGCAGGAGTTAGCGCTACTTGGATATCCAAAGTGTTAGCAGTGTTAGATACTACGTCAACTCCGGTATAAGCAACGTGTAAACGGTTTTGCTCAGACCAAATAACTTGATCAGAAGACATAGGCATTTCAGCTCCTACCATTTTCAAGAATCCAGAAAGAGTTCTGTTTCCGTAACGCTCTACTTCGTTTTCGTAAATTTCAGGCAAGTATTGTTTCGCGAAAGTTCCGCCGCCTGTTGCGCTATCAAAAGACAAGTAGTTATCATTTAATAGTTGTTGTTTTTGTGAGGGTTTAATTGTACCCAATAATGGTGCTAATGCCATAATAATTTGTTTTTAATGTTAAAAGTTTCTTTTTATTTTAAGTTTAGAAGAGTCAAGACCGCTAACCGCTTTCACCCTTACTCCTCCAATGTTAATATCAGAAGGGGCAGTTTGCCTAGTATCTGTATTAATATTTTTAGATTTCGCAGTAACATCTTTAATTGCATCAGCCTTGCCTTGCTCATAAAAGTGTTTTGCGATAGTGTCAACGTTTTCAGCAGCGTAAATAGCTTTATGATAACCTTTCGTGTCCACTACATCACCTTTATCATTTAGGAACTTCCCAATTAGGTTATTAATGTTTGATTGGTTTTCAGCAACTTTTGCAGCGTTTTGTACACCGTATCTAAATGATTTTTCACCAACCTTGATATCAAAACCTTTGAAATCTTGGGAAAACATTTTTTTAGTGTCGTTAATGAACTGCTCGTGTTGAGTGTTTGCTGTTTTTTGACCTTCATTATATCGATTAAAAAACTCAGTAGCTTCTGTTTGTTCTTTGGTAACTCCGGGTCTCAACTTGATTTCCGAGTAATACTTATCCTTTAAACCTGTTAGAAATTTCTTTGCTTTTGCAATCTCTTCTTTTTTTGCGAGTTTCTTTTTGCGGATATCTCGCTCCTCATCAATATCTTCATCAAAGTCGAAAGCGTCTTCTAATAAAAAACTAATTTCATCAGATTCTAAATGTGACTTTGTTTGTTTGTAATATTCTTTAAGCAACGCGTCATTGTCTACATTACTGTAATCAGCGTTTAATCTAGAGTAATCTTCTATTGTGCCTCCTGTTTCATTCATAAACTCTACAAGTTTTTCAATGTTCTCAGGTAAAGACACTTTTTCTTCAACCACAGGGTTTGATTTTTCAACCGCTTGCGGCTCACTAGGCGTTTCACCTATAGTGACTACTTCTTCTTCTTCTTTGGCAACTTCTTTAAGTCTTTCGTTTCCTTCATCCACTTCTTGCAATCCCACTTCGGGGTTTTCATCTTGAAGCACAGTTTCATTTGTTGTTTGCTCTTGAACGGCATTTTCTTCCTCTTTTTTAATTACTACTTTTGTAACTTCCGGAACTTCTGTTTTGCTTTCAAACTTAACCTTAATAGGTTCTTTTGTTGTTGACGTTTCTGATGTTTCTTCTTTTTTAGGTAGCTTTCCTTTTAAAGAAAACTCTCCTTCTTGTTTAGTTGTTTCTGACATGATATAATATAATAAAAATTAATAAGTATTCTTACTTAGGAGAAAACTGCTCCAATCCAAATCCACCTAGGTTGTCGAAACCTGCGGACTCAAAATTTTTCGGCAAAGTATTATTTTTTCTTTGCTCTATTAACTCGCTTTGCTGAGTTGCTTGTATTTTTGTTCTTTCGTCTTTTCTGTCTTCTTTGTACTCTTCTTTAGTCTTTTTAGCGTTGCCTTGTGCTTGAGCAAGTTGAATGTTATATTGAAACTCTAATTGCATTAGCTCTCTTTTCAATTCAGCTTCCTGTTGCATTTTAGAAATGTCAAACTGAGATTTAGCCTGCTCTATTTGTATTTTTGTTTCCGCTAAAGCTTGTTGTTTTTGAACCTCTGCCATAGCTGCTGCTTCTGACGCTTGTGCATTTGCTTGGCCTTGCGCTTGAATATTTGCTTGCTGAGCCGCTTGATCGCTTTCTTGTTTTTTAAGTCTTCTAAACTTTAGCATTTGATTTGCTAGCTTAAGATTCTTAATGTTTCTAATATCTATAGCGTCTTCTAGAAATATTTGACCAGATTGTAAAGCTACTTGTATATTTTGTTCTAGCTTTGCTTTTTCTTCCTCTTCTGGCTCTAACTCTAAGTAAATACCAAAATCGTGAAGATTGAGTGTAGCCATTTCCCCGAGTACTTTCGAGTTGTATATGGATATACTAGAATCTAAAGAGGATCTAGTCAAAGGGAATGAAAGCATGTCAGCAACTCTTAAAGATACGTTTTCGCAAGTTCTAAGGGTTAAATACAAACTAGCCTGCAATATATGTCTAGTAGCTACATTGGATTGCGCAGCCGCCAGCTTTTGAAGCCCGACTAAAGCATTTTTATCCGGAGAGCTTCCGTCTCTTGCTTCATTAAGCCCAGTGACGTCTCTAATCATTTGTAAGTAATACTGGTATGTATTAATTAAAGAAGATATTTTACCTTGACCAGAAGAAGAAGCAAGTTCCTGAACAGGTACTTTTCCTCTGTTAAGTTCTCCATCTTGAGTAAGTGATCTACCTACTACACTACCAGTTTGAAAATACATATTAAGTGCTTCTGCTGGATTGTAGTTTGTTCCGTTACCCAGATCAACTTCAGCTAAACCATCCATGTCTAAAAATACACCGTCAGGCACTATTCTAGACATAACTTGTTGCAGTTTTAAATGTGTTAATTGAATCATATCAGCAAAACCTGTAATTCGGCTAACTAAAGATTCAATTCTGCCTTTATATATTCTAGGAGCACAAATACTATAGTTCATTATAGCTTTTGTTGTGTCAGCGTATGGTCTAGTAATATTTTCTGCTAATTCCCACTTTATCATTTTGTTAGTGCCAAGAACTTTTACTCCAGAATAAATAACTTCTATACTTCTAGAAACTTTTTTAAACGTATCTGCTTCGGGTGGATTAAATTCATCGGTTTTTTCAATAGCTTTTTCTAAGCCCTGATCCGTTGTTTTTATTTTAAAAACTTGATCCAAATAAGTTTTATACTCAAAATACATTAAAGTAACAGTATCGCTATCGTAGCTATTATAACTATAGTTATGGTTTTTATTACCAGAGTATTGTTCTATTTCTTTAAGGTCCTCAGTAGTAAGTTTAGGAAACTGTTTTTTCAAATCAGATAAACTAACGTCTTTTACTTCGCCTACATAATAAATGTCTTCAAAATTAGGATCTTCGGTATAAGAGTAAACTAAGTTAGCAGGATCTACATAATCAATTACAACTCCTTCTGCTTTATTAAAGCTAGTCTTAGTTGCTGCAATGCCTAAAGTAACTAGGTCGTAGTTAATTCTTCTGCTTGTTAATGTATATTTGTTTTTATCTAAAAGATTGTTTATTACTTCTTCTTCCGCAATTTCAACATTTTGCTTGTACTCTAATTGCATATACAAAGAAAGCTCCTCTTCATTTCTTGGCAAAGCATCAGGGTCTTCTACATTAAAAAGATCAAGACCCAAAGTTTCTTTTACATTGGAAAGATGTTCTTTAGTTTGCATATCGCTTAAAACTTTGTCTACGTAATCCGTTTTCTTTTTTAAAGATTCTGGATCTTGTGCGTAAGCTTTTATTTCGTAATTTTTATTAGATATTCCGTTTACAACAATATCAACAAACTTAGCTATAACAGGCACCGGTTTCCAGTCTAAATTTAAGTAAGACAAATCTCCGTTAATTGAAAGTTCGTCTTTATACTTTTGAATAGGTTGCTCACCTCTAGCGTAAAGCCTTAAGCTATGAAAGTTGTTGAAATTTGTAATGAATCTATTGTTGGCGCTTCGAGTACTCCCGAACCATTCTCCTTCAATAGCTCTTCCAACCATTTCTCCATATTCTAAGCTAGCTTTTTCAGCGTTGCTTACAACTTGACTAGGAAAAGAGCTGTTATAATTAGTATTTATCATTTATATTATTTTTGATGTAAATCCATTATTGTCATATTTCTTAAAACCTAAGCTTATAGCTTTTAGTTCTCGCTTTGCAACTGGGGTATACTTGTTTTTATTACAAGCCATAATAGCTAAGCCTGAACTAATAGAAGCATCGTGTTTTGTTCTATTATTAATATTAAACTTAGCCCAATCTTCTAAGGTTCTTTGCAAGTACATGTCACCATACCCGTCTTCTTTTCGTCCGACGAATTCTTCTATGTATGTTTCTATAGCGGAAGCGTGAGCTTGTTTTATGTCTTGACTAGAGTTTGGTATACCTCCGATTTCTTTTTCTGTAACTGAAAGTTTATGAATAGTTTTATCTGGTCTATTCATAGCGAACCCTCTATAGCCTCTTCTTTTAAAGTGATATAGTAATCTAGGTTTATTGTTTTCGCAAAGTATAGGCATTCCGTAAAACACGCAAGCCATTAGAACATCTTCAAAAAATATTTCCGCTGTTTGAGGTCTAGAAATATACTCTAAGAAAAAATGGTTAGCAGGAGCGTCTTCCATGCTGAATTTAGTTAGGCCGTGTAATGCTCCGTTAGATCCTTTTTTATCTACAGTTCCTGATATATCGTAACTGTCGCAACCAAAAGCTCCTACGTGTTCATTACCTGGATACTTTACACCATTCTTTATTATCACGCGGTTTTGTAAGTTATACGAAGGAACCCAAGTTATTCTAAATCTACCATTCTTGTTTGGGTAGAACTCAACTACTGTATCCTTTATACCGTTCTTCCATTGAAAGCTACCGGTTGTTACTACAGAAGAATTTCTAAGATCTTCATTGTAGTCTACTTGTTCGTATATCTTAGTTAAGTTAAACAAAGACTCTTTAGCTTCGTCTCTAAAAGCGTGCTTTTCCGTTCTAGGAAATTGCCTGTAAAATTCATTTAAACCGTCTTGGTCATCTTTTAACCCATCTACTTCATTTTCCCAGTGCTCTATAACGCCTATGTCTATTAGTTCGCCGTCAACTCCTTTGACGGGTTCTTTTGGCGTATCGAA